TTACTCATCACTACTACTTTTTAAATCATCCTTTTGCGTAAGTGTCTGAACAAGTGAAAGTAATGTTCCTAAAATCATTAGGAACGATCCACCACCAAAAATTGAACCTATTACTTTATGTCCTGCCTTAATTAGGTCAACAGACCACTTTAAAAATAAATAACTTAAAACCGCGAAAACAACTAATGCAAACGCAGACAAAAGTAACTTTGTCCAGACTCTCGAATTTTCAAGTCTACGCCGATGTTTGGATTCTGCAAGACCATTTTTAATTATTTCTTCGGCGGCTTGTGGATACAAATCTTTGTACTGTTTTAAAATTGAAGGGTGTGGCAAGGGACCGCTATACATTTCCAAAGTTGCCATTACTTCAGTTTTTTGTTCTTCATTAAGTCCTTTTAAATTATCCAGTAATTCACCATCCAAAGATTGTTGATTATCTGGTAATACTTCTGTCATACTTCAAAATCCCTTTTCTCATATCATTACCGATATTTTTCCAGTCTTCTGACAAAGCTTTTTGTGAAGTGATTTCATAATCATTATCCAGATTCTCTTTGAAAATTTTTTGCGATAATGATATTTTTGAAATACTAGTCGCAATATTTTCTACACTGCCTGTTACACCAATAACAATTTGTTTAAAAATATTATCTGCCATAATGCACCTAGCCTCTCTTATTAGTATAATAACACAAAAACCACCCAACCAGAAATAATCCAGTTGGGTGGTTTTTAATCAGCATTATTTACTTTTTTAAATCTTCAAACTTTTCTTTAACTTCTTCCTTTACATCGGAAAATGTTTCCTTTACTTTTCCAAGTACACCTTGGGCCTTACCCTCTGCCTCACGTGTCTTGTCCCCGGTAACTTTGCCTTCTGCTTCTTTTGCCTTACCAGCAACTTGGTCTTTGGCGCTATCAAACTTTTCTTCGACTGACATAATAATGATCTCCTTAGATTTTTATTTGATGTTACGAGTTTATGATACCACTGTTTGTTAAATAACGCCGAGTATATGCACAAAAAAAGACCCAACCAGAAATTAATCTGATCGGGTCTTTTAGTTTATTCAGTTTTCCACTTCTGTAATTGGACCAGCTGGCATCCAAACAGGTTCGCCACCAATTTGAACCTCAACCGCATCAGCATCTGCGTCTACATTGGTTACTTTGAATGTTTGACCGCCAAAGTTGAAGTATGAGTGACCAGCATTCGAGAAGTCTTGATCGGCTGTTGGGTTACCCTTGTCATCTGTTTCAGTCAACGGTCCTACTGGAATGTAGTTATGATAATCAACCTTCGGGATAGCCAATGGGTTAGATACTGCATACCACTTGCCTGACTTAGCTGGGAACTCCACCAGGTCATCAAGGCTAAAGTTACCGTCGATACGGACAGTTGATCCAACGTTCAAAACTTGATCAGGCCCTGATGGTTGGGCTGTTTGATTAGCAAGTGGCGTGGGCGTTACATTTGCTCCACCTTCACCAAATCCATTTTCAACATCATGTTGGAATTGTTCAAACGAGATACCTTCGTATGCCAAGAATGGTTGTGGATCAACGTGGTCAGTTGCACCAAAGACACGTGTAACGAAGTTATGCGTCTTAATACCTGACGCCTTACCATCGCGATCTAATCGCTTAGGAATGCCAGCATCATCAGCTAGTTGACGTAGCAAGTTGACATAGTTTTCATAATCTTCTCGTGAAAACTTAGCCCCCTCAAGTAATTCAACCGATGCGTAAGTATCGTTATTGATATTTGAACCAGCGTTCCAACTACCTTGGTTGACTTCCATCAACTGCGCTACACGCCCCTCACCGACAAGATGCGTATAGTTAGCATTGTCCCAGTGATCACGCAACCAGTTCACGTTACCATCAAATGAGCCATTAGGGGCATTCGTATTCCTGTCACGATTACCAGTTGAGTGTGCCACAATATAAGCATAAGGCGGTTGTGAATAGCCATAACTTTGTGGTGTGCGGTCTACGACAATATTACGTTCAATTTGATAAGCCATTATTATCCTCTTTCTTTGCGTCTGGTTCTTCTTCCATTTTTTGCAACTTCACGTGATATTCATCTTCTACCCACTTCTGAATAACTGGTGGAATATCCATGCCCGCTAATTGCATGTTTGCGTAAATAGACTTCAACATGTAATTACCAATAATAATCGTCACAACGAATGAGATGACATCAAAAATCACTGGTTGAAATGTGAAGTCACGTCCACCTAGATGTTCAGGCACGTATGAGATTAAAATCGTGAATGCCCAAATCGATACAGGCATAAGTGCTAACGGCACTGACGTCATCAAGCCACCAAGTCCACCGTTCGATGTTCTCGCAATGCCGTTTTTCTTACGCCACAATGAGCCTAGAAATGTGTCAAAAAATACCAAAATAAAAAGGACAGCCGTTTCGGTTGCCCCATTAAGGTTCGCAAATAGATATTCCATCATCTCTTCCATACTCATGCACCCGCTGGTGCATCATCTGCGACAAGTGCTTGAATTTTCTTCTTAGCAGCATGTGCCACTTCGTCTTCTGTTGACATAATCGTCAAGCCGTCATCTGGTGTGACCTGTACTGCACCGTTCAATCGATCAGGGTAAGTTCCAGCGTCAAATGACACCGTGAAATACTTGAGTGCTAACTTTCCTGCTGTGAAGCCTACGTTTGCGTCACCTACTGTAATGTTCATCATAATTATTTCTCCTCTGCTTGTTCATCTTGCTGTAGTTGTTCTTGTAGCTGTTCTACTAATACTGCTAACTTAGCATTCCCAAACATTAAGTTAGCGTTTTGTAACGCAAGTTTCTGCGCTACTTTATCCATATCTGGTTGCATTATTTATCTCCTATTTTCTCGTTAAGTTGTTGAATTGCTCTCCACGCCATACTAATCATTGAGTACATATCCACGTATTCGTTATCTTGACCAAGAATAGTCTTAGGAATGTAGTATTCCTTTTCACTATTCACATCATCAATGATTGGCGATACGTGATTTTGACCTATTCGGTTCTTATACTCAAAGTTAACAAGTTGTGTCTTAGCAATCTCACCCAAGGCATCTTCGTCATAAACGCTTTTAACATTCTTCTTCGACAAAACAGACGTTGAACTGAATGTTCCCGCACTAATCACGTTCTGATTAAAGTAGAAGTAGTCCTTATTTGTACCACTCCCACCGCCTGTAAAGAAGTTAAAAGTACGATTTATTTCATCCACTTCAATATAAGAAGGTTGACCACCTACGTATCTGTTGGCTTTAAACATTAAGCGTTCACGGATATTGACGTTGACGTACGCATTTAAAGCACCTTGTAGCACGTTTAAGTTAGAACCAAAGTCCATAGCTGTTCCAGCCAAAACTAATGCAGCCGCACCATTAGTACTCAAAATGTTAATAAATGCATTACTTGACCCCGTTGCTCCAATATATAACCCTGTTGCACTAGTAGCATTACTATTTGAATCACTCCACTTACCGAAAGAGTAAGTAGCATTAATTCCGCTACTATTTGAATAATGGGCACCGGTTGTATCAAATTTAGTCGTAGTATTACCACCGTTAATCGACATACCTGTGTTATCAATCATCGTGGAAGCAAAAACACCATTCCAGTTAGACTGAATAAAACTAGACACGTTACCCGTCAACTTGGTCACATCTAAACTAGATATTTTAGCACTTGTGATAGATGCATCACCAATCTGAGCGGTACCAATAGCACCGTTACCAATCATGGCGCTATTTATCCATGCCGTACCTGTAATTTGGGTTTGGGGTGAGTCGATAATTACTTTTTGGCTAACAATAGCCATAGCGCTGGGATCGGCTGCAATACCTGAAGCCAGTTTGTTAGTATTACCTGTGATACCAATTGACCAGTTGTCTTTTAGTAAGGATAAGACAGTAGCCGAGTCAGTCTTTGTATCAACCTTAGCTATGATCGAGTCGCTAGTTTGTGTGATTAACGACTTCATGCCACTCTCACTGTTGCTAATTGAGCTTGTGGTAAAGTCCTTAGCTTGGGTCAGGGTGTTGGTGTCACCCTTTTGGCGGTCGCTAATTTCGGTTTTAATAAACCCGTTAGTCTGGGCAATCGTGGCCACTGAGTCGTTATCGTTGGCGTACCATGCGCCCCATGTACCAGCATACTGTCTGCGGTAAGTAATCTTGGCATCTGTTTGAGTGTCATACCAAGCCGTTTGTGTAACTCGGTCACCGTTAGGGGTTCTTTCAACTACCAGATACATCCACTTTGTTGATGTTGTGGGTGCATTAGTACGTGCTGTTGTGTCCCTGAAAAATGTAGACCCTTGAGTTAGGTACGTATTGAGGTCGTAACCGTTTGGTGCTTGCCAATAGGTAGCCTTTTGCAAGGCTGGGATATCTGCCCCTGTGACTTGTGAGAGTGTGCCCTCAGCTGTTTGGACACGCTTAGTTAAGCCTGTTGTTGGGTCTGATACGATACTGCTGATGCTGTCCACCGTTTGGGACACGGTGCTAATCTTGTTGTCGGTATCTTCGGGGGCGGGTGACCAATCGGTGGGCATGTTACCCTGTTCAAACTTAATCTTATAGTTACCAAACGTTCTACTAGACACGCGGACAAAATAGGTGTTAGCTCCTGTTGTAAAGGTTTTTTTTTCGTAGTCATTTGGTACGTTGGTGGTTACTGTTTGCGCACTATACACCCCCTGTGTTCTATTTAAAAATACCTTGTTGACATCATACTGTCCTATACCCGCCCAATACTGCTGACCAGACAATAAGGAACCCCATGCCTGGAAGATATACTGCGTATTAGGTAAAACCGCAATATAATCAGATGCCATTTCTTTATTGTTGCTGTTTTGTGGTGCAACCGTTCCGTTAGAACCGTTGATATATCCTTGTGCCTGTGTTGAGGTTATATAAAGGTTCCTACCACCCACGCTTAGGCTATTAACCTGTGCCTGAACATTAGACACGCTCTGGCTAATACCCGTAGCGGTCTGGTTAATCGTGCTAATTTGGCCATCAATCTGGCCCGTCTTGGTGTTGTAGTCAGTCTGGCTAACCTTTTGTGTGATTGCTGTTGCGTTGGCTGTTATCTTACTTTCAGCACTAGCCACACGGGCATCATTTGATGTCTTATATGCCCCAATTGTGCTTGTGGCGCTATCAGCTGTAGATTGAGCGGTGTTAACCTTTGTGGTGAGGTCACCCGTCTTAGCGTTGTAGTCTGACTGGCTGACTTTTTGCGTGATTGCGTTGGCGTTCACGATAATGTCCGCTTGCGCCTTGCTAATACGCCCATCTGCGTCTGACTTGTAGGTATTTAGGCTAGTTGTAGCTTGGTCGGCCGTTAGTTGTGCCTTAGCTGTTGCGCCGTCTACGTCCTCTGGTGCAGGTGTCCACGCTGTAGGCATGTTACCCTGTTCTAACTTAATGTTTGATACCGTAAACACACCCTGAAAACCATCTAACCTAAAGTCTATGGTTGGTGCTGAGGTACCTGCCCAGTCAGCACCAACAACCTTTACACCTGTATAATGGCCTGATGTGTTTGTACTTGATACCGTTATCTTAGGCCCTAGCGGTGAGTAAGGTTGGGGATAGAACTGGGGTATAAAGGTACCTGATGTTACTGTGCCTGTAACAGTCCAATCAAATGATAGAGTGATATAGGTCCCTGCACCCCAATCAGATACCATCTTCCCTGAGTTCATACCACTTGCAAGACCGTAACCAATAACAATTTGGTTAGTACCGTTATTACCAGTTGCACTCTTAGGGGTCTTTGAGTCTAATAACCAGTTACGGCCACCTACAGCCATATTATTAACCTTAGTAACAGTAGCATCAAACCCATCAGCCCTCTGTTGTAGCGTAGTAATTGAGCCGTTAGCCTTACCTAAGTCTGTCTGTAAGTTACTTACTGTGGTCTTAGTCCCATTGGCATCACTTTCAATGGTGGTCATGCGGGCATCTTGCTTAGTGTTATCAGACTTGATAGCCACAATGTCTGTCTTAGCCTGATTGGCTGTGGTTGTTGTGGTATTGAGGTCTGTCTGCAATTGGCCTGTCTTGGCGTCATAAACTGTCTGGCTAACCTTAGTAGCTAACCCGTTTAACGCTTGTGTAGCCGTGCTTTGGGCTGTAGTAATCTTGCCATCTGCGTCCGTTTTGTTTTGGCTGATTGTACTAGTTATACTTGATGCTGTATCATCAATCTTTTTGTTAATGACCCCATCAGCTGTGGCACCTGCACTAATAGCATCAGCCTTAGCCTTATCAGCGTAACCCTTAGCCTTAGTATCAAGGGCCGTTACTGCGTTTGCCCTATCCGTTACCTCTTTGTTAAGGCTGGTTGTTAAGTCTGTTTTGGCTTTTGCTAAAGCGTCTGATGCGTCCTTAGCTGTGGCCAAAGTGTCGGCCTTAGCGTCAGCAAGTGCCTTATCTGCATAGCCTTGCGCCTTTGTGTCCAACTCGGCTTGTTGTGCTGTTAGGTCAGCTTGCTTGGCTTGCACGTCTGATAACACTGTGTTAACTTGTGCTACGTTTTCGGCTACTAGTTGGTCACTGTATGCCTTCCCTGATTCCAGAGCATCGCTCACGCGTTGCTTGATTTGATCAGCAGACATCGAGTCTAATATCTTGACCCAACTGAACACATCTGTATCGTTGTTGAACATGTAGCGATACATAATACTGTTTTCGCCATCTTTGACGAAAGCTGTATCGTTTTCATTTGGATTAGTTGGCCATGGATCACTACTGTTGAGATAATAAATGGTCGACTTACCGTCTGCACTTTGTAGCGCAACCAACGCTTGATTTAATGCTTTGTTGGCATTCTCGTCAGCTGTTGTTGCTAATTCTGAAATGCTTTCAGTTAGCGATGACCGCCTAGCACCAATTTCAAACTTGTCATAATCATCTGACAGAACATTCCAAACAGCTTTAATAACTTTTGCTGATGTTGTGATGCCAAGCTTTTCAAAGTAAACATTAACCGTATCCCCTAAATCAATATCCTCTGAAAAACCACCGGTTGCTCTTGATAGATCAACAGTCGATATTTTCATATTGACTTTAGGAACACCGATATTGTTTGACTGGATATACGATAGCGCATAATTTCTAAGTTTAGTTTCTGAATAATCAGCAACATCTTTGAACTTGTTTGACAGATCCAACATCAAAACTTTTGGATTAGGATACTTCCCGACAAACTCACTATCAACCGTTCGTTCGGGTAGAAAATGGGTTTTATTCCCATCATCGCCAGAATTTTCTTGATAGTACGGATAGACAGATGTGTACGTGTCTGCAATGTTAGTATCTTGTTCAAACGAGATAAGGTTTCGGCCATACGCAATGATCGCATTAGCGGACTTACCACGTTGTTTTAACAGGCGGATGTGCCAGTTATCAAATTGATACTCACCACCCCACACATCAAGAATTGATCCAGCGTGACCGCCCAACCCTTGTCGGGCTGTTTCAAATTCTGGTGCACCAATCGATGTTGAGTTTGTGGTTAAGATGTCAGAATCAACTGTGAAATCAACAGCTGGCACCAGCATCCTTTTCCAATTTTCAAGCGCTGTTTTCGCATCCCCAGAAATAGTCCCCATCGGTGCCAAAGCAACATCGAGCGTTGCATAGCTGACATGTTCAGCATAAACGGTCATTGTCAAATCAATCTTGCGAACGATCTGACGGATAATGAATCCTTGACGTTTTAAAATATGCCCCGAGTTAACAACAATGATGCGATTTTCTCTGATCAAATCAGCATTATTTCCAGAAACTGGATAGTCCATTTCAAAGATGAATTGACCATTGAATTCTTCGGTTGTGGTTGCTTGAATAGCATCAGACAATAACCCCAAACCAAGTGTCGAGAAGTCTCGTGTACCTTTTTCAAAAATAATTGGACTACTCATACTAATACCCCCCAGTTTGGAATGATTGACATGCTAAAGCCTGTCGGAAACGTGATTTTATTGTCCCCTGGCACTAAAGTTGGAAAGGGGTACGTCAGCACCTGACTATATGCTGGTAATCCATCATTTAGTGAAATAGCCGACTGATTTTGAACATCGATCACAATGCCTTTTGTGACATTTTGCAAACGAAAAGCGGTTGAACCAAAGTTAAAGGTGCCACCGCCTGTGCCGTTAATTGTTATTTTTGGCAAGCTCTCAATCGCATACGGATTAACAAGTGTTAACCCAGTTGTTACTGCCACCGAATTTCGACCAGTATTTAAAAACTTTACCGGATGAACGATAAACGAAATCGTCCCTGTTGCTCGATTTGGTGACTCACGATCAAAATTAAGTGAGCTTGTGATTGCTGCTCGATAGGTATAGTCGGGATCACCATCAAAAGTTAAATCCTGCCAACCTTTTGCACTGTTCAACCAGTTTGAAATGCTGTTCAACTGTGCCTCAATACTAGGATAAGATGCTAGTTTTGTAATGACGAAATCAAAGTCACGACCAATCGTCTTATATCGACCACGGTCAATTAAAAGTGAGCCATTACGACCTGGTACTTCGATTTCATCATAATCACGCCCTGGTGTTTCAAATGTTATTTTGGCAAGCAATCGCATGCCGTAAGTATTTGATGATTTACCAGCAAACGTTACAACGCCTTGTGCCATTATGCCATCGCCCCTCTCCTGTTGATATTATCTTGCCACCCCAAGTCTTCAAGTGTCTTTTGGATGTCGTCTTTGCCATTCCACACAACTTGACCGAACGTAATGTTTTGTACATGTGTTTGTGTGCTTGAGTTTGTTGTATTGATTGCGTTGGCTTGTGCACCACCTGCTGATGCAATAGAGCCTTCAGCTGTGAACTTTCCACCAAGCAACGCTGATACTTGCGGTGAGACATTGAAAGCATCTTGAACTGAACCAGCGATGTCGGCATCTTGAACAGCTGAAATAGCTGAATCAACCATGTTACTCATCGCATTAACAACCGTGTTGGCATTGTTATCAATACCAGTAGCCATAACGTCTGAAATTTGTCCTGCAAATGATGATACTGACGTCTTAACATCAGAAAAGTGATCTTCTAATGCATTACCAAACCCAGTCATGATTGCTTTACCGGCTGGTATCAATAACTTTTTATCGTAACTAATTGGGCCTTTATGTTCCTTGATCCATGAGGCAATGCCACCAACGAATGACTTAACAGCACCCCATGCAGCCTGTAAACCACCTAGGAAACTATTCATAATTGCACGACCAGCAGCGCCTAAATCAAAGTTCATAGCTGACCGGATAGTTGACTTGACACCGTTCCATAAGCCAGAAACCCAGCCAGTAATACCGTTCCATGCACCTTTAAGTCCGTTAATGGCTGAATTTGCCATGCTTACAACGGTGCTGACAATACCATTCCAAACACCAGAGATGGTACCAAGGACGCTATTCCATAGACCAGATGCCCAACCTGGAATACTATTCCAGATACTGCGCACACCACTAAACAAGTTGTTAGCAAATCCAATAGCACCGCTTACAAGACCGTTCCAGATACCGGACAAGAACGCGACGATACCATTCCACAAACCACTGACAAAACCTGGTATTGCGTTCCATACACCTACAATAACGTTGTATACACCGTTCACTACTGTAGTAATAACGCTGATAATACCATTGAATATGATGGTTAGAAATTCAAGGATGCCGGTTCCCCATGCTGTAAAGAAATTACCGATTGCTAGGAAAATGTTACTGATCAATGTCCCTAAACCAGGGAAAATACTTGAGGCAATAAGTACAATATTGTTCCAAATGATGCTTAAGTTATTGACAATGCTTGACCAAATCAGAGCCAAACTAGCCATTAAACCACTAAATCCACCATTGATGAACGCAATAACTGCAATAACAGGCGCTTCTAGAACCATCACCAAAACATTCCACGCTGCTTGCATACCGTCAACAATCGCTTGTGTGATAACGCTGATAGTAGCTGAGAAATTATTCCATGTTTCTACAAGGAAATTTACAAACGCACTCCACATTGCCTGACCTGTTTGTGTTTGTGTGAAGAACCAGATCAATGCACTAACTACCGCAGTGATTGCCAGTACGATAATGCCAAGCGGATTAGCGGCTAATGCTGCGTTAAACGCTAACATTACCCCACGTGCGACTGCAACAGCCGTCTTGAATGTGTTGATAACCGTCACGACAACCGAAACTGCTGTTCCGACAACTTTGAACGCTAATACAAGTCCCCCGATACTAAACACAAGTGCTGAGATAACGTCCGTTGCGCCCTTTATTGATAGTACGTTAGTTATAAAATTAGCTATTGCTATCACGAGGTTGTTGATGAAGACGACAATGTTACCAAATGTTTCACCTAATTGTTGCCACCCACTTTTTGCATCGTTGACTCCTGTTAGTGACCCAATAATATTGCCAATAACTGTAAACAGAGTAGATCCTACCTTTACAATCGCTTCAAAAACGGCAAGATTAGCCTTCCAAGCTGACTGAATTGCACTGGTGTTTAAATATCCTTTAACAACATCAATGACAACATTGCGAACCATTGTTAAGACGTTAAGGACTTGTGAAAAGGCACCAATAAGTGCTGAAGTCGCTGAACCTGCATCAAAGCTACGATCAATATCGTTTTTGATGTGGTTTAGTAATCCAGACATTGGTTGTAATGCTGTAATTGTCCCTTGAACAAAAACATCAAAGCTTTGCTTAGCGAACGCCAAGGCTGGACCCAAGACTGTTGTAAAAATACCAGCCATGCCTTTGATAGCACCACCGATAACCACCATGCCAGCTTGAACAGCTCCGTTGATTACCGCAAATGAAGCGATAATACCCTGCTTCATCTGGTCAAATATCGCAGCAATGCCACCCAATCCAGCGGTTTTCATACCGTTATCAATCGCCGTTAGCATGTTTGTTAACCCGTTGACAACGGCATTCTTCATGTTGGTAAATGAAGTCCCAATACCACCAGATGCTGTACGCGCCGTGTTAGCAAAGCCGTTCACACCACCGTCAAGCTCAACAAAACGTCGGTTCAACTGATCAACGGTAATTTGACCAGCCTTCAACTTAGCGTACAGATCACGTTCAGCACTCTTACCAGTTAAGCCAAACGAGTTAGCAACTTTGGTCAAGGCATAAGGCATTGTTTCTTGCAAAGTACGCCATGACTGCAAGTCAACCGTACCACTTGCTAACATCTGTGAGTATTGTTCAACACCACGAGATGCATCCCCAGCACTAGCACCCGATGCAAGAAACGCATCATTCAAAGCAGTTGCTGTTTCAGCCCCTTTTGTAGCGCTCTTTTCCAGGATTGCAAAGCCTTGCGCACTTTTAGTCAGGTCTTGCAATGATGTGGGTAGTCCGTCAACACCCTTTTTAAGGATTCCAACAGACTTGGTAACATCATCGGTCGAGTAGCCCATTTGAGCCATTACCTTTGGATAGGCATTCAAGGTATCAAATCGTGCTACTGCACCACCAAGACTACTCTTCATGGCGTTGATGCCACCGGTAACAACCGCCATCGCTGCGCCAGCAACAGTCCCAAACAGCGCACTACTTTTTACTATCGAACCAAATCCGCCACTTGACTTTTCAGCCGCTGGTCCAAGACCAAACAGTGACTTTTTTACTTTCTCAGTTTCACCAATAGCCTGCGATCCATTAGCATCAATATCAATAACAACTCTGCCATCAGCCATAATCTCCCTCCTCTCTTAGCGCCACACGACGCTTTAATTTCTGCATCTTCTCCTTGTACTCAGCTGAGTCATGCTTACTAGGCTGATAGTTTCGTATTTCCCGAATACGAGACAAAGGCGTTTCGCTGGAAAGATTATTCAAAAGTGCGATAAACTTTTTCCAGTGCATCTTCCCTTGTTGTTCAAAAAGGTCGATTTTGTAGTCAAACAAAAAAGATGCAAATATTAAATCTGCATCTTGCTTTAAATCGAAATCTTTTTCTTGTTCACTTGGGTTGTTCGGCATCGGATTACCAGCTAGATCATACGAAACGTCATCATTTGATGTACTGTTGATTGCTTGTTTGAACACCGCTTCAAAAATATCCTGCTTAGTCTGCCAATCAACCTCAATATCATGGCCAACCAGTAAAATAATTGCCCCATTCAACTTTTCAAACTCAGTTAATTCATCATCAGCCAACATATCAAACAACGTTAATACATTATCGAATGACATATTTAATTCATACTGGTGTCCGTCAAACGCAATAATGTCAGTCAGTTGCTCATTTAACCTCATACTACTTGATGTACTTATCCAAGCCTGATCGCTTATTCATTTCAGTATGAACGCTATCAATAGCTTGTGCGAATGCACCCATTGTAATCGCCATGCTGCCTGTATAATCGTATACCTTACGAAATACACCAGTTTCAAAGGCTTCATCCATAATGGGTTCAATAATGACCATCACTTGTTCAAAGGTTGCATTATCATCAATTTCTGCAATCTTTTTTTGAGCACCTAGGAATACTTTCTTGATACGGTCAAGTCCTGAATCGGTTGCATCAACTTCAAATGTTACTGGACCCAATTCAACCGGTACTGTTTGCTTGTTATTTAGCTTAATTTTGATCATGTTATTTCCTCTTTCTTGTATGTACGGCGAAAACGCCAAAGTTATGCAGCAGGTGTCGTAGACTTAGTAATCGTCGGGTTCTTGATGTAAGTTACGGTAGCCTTAAATGCTTCCCATTCTGTGGCATCCCCATCACCCGCAACAATATCAGAAACAACGGCCACACCCGTCCATGTTTCATCACCAGCTGCCGAAATCACCTTAAACCAAACCTTGCGATCATCACCCACCTTAGTGCGCATATCCGCAATCATCTTTTGTGCGGGATCTTCATTGTCGTATGACCCTTCAAATGAGTAACCCAGCGTGACCGAATTAACAACCTTTTCAGGCGTGCCGTCACCGTCATAATACCCATCATCTGATGTATCTTCATCCGATGCATCACTGACAGTTGCAATCCATTTTGCTAGTGGTAAAAATGCTTCATCGGTGCTTGGTGCTGTTGTATCACCCTTCTTCCATGGGGCAATAAAGTGTTGACGTAATGCGTTTTTTGATTTTGACATTAGTTATTCTCCTTTTTGTCAATTATTGTTGCGGTTAAACTTAACTTATGTGTGAACATGCCTTGTTCATCACGTTCATCTAGGTACGGCTTATCGACCTTTAGCTCCTCAAAGTCATAAGAACCATTACCACTCTTGATTACGGTGTGAAAATCACTTAAATACTCGTTGATTTTCCACATTTGAGCGATAGCAATTTCATTATCTTGATGTTGAATTGCAATTTCGTAGTTCAAATTACTTTCGATATCACCATTCATGAACCCGCCGGTAATACTGGCGCCTGGCAATGAATAGATAGCAATCATTGGTTCATTGTTTAGATACCCAACGCGAACAGGCAAAGACGTCAGCGCTTTAATTTTATTTTTCAGTTGCTCAACAAAATCGTTTGCCATTACAGACCTGCTCCCTTCTTAAATGCCCGCTTCCAGTCATCCATGTGTAACTTTTTAGCCTTCGTGTCCCAGCGCTTGCCAGTTCCCTTCACGGTATATTTTTTAAACTTAACGATGCCGTTGGTGCCATAGAATTGCGCGCGACTATAAACCGTTGACCATTGAACACTGTTGTTTGTTGCGTGCCCAGACGCTCTCAATTCGCCGTTACGGCTCGGAACATAGATAGACATATCAAGTAACGCCTGATTGGCTACTGCCGACTGACCACGCTGAAAAGCCTTCTGGCTAATCTTCTTGTTAACACCACTCAAGTCGATTGTGATTTTTGTATTAGCCATTAAATCACCCCTAACTCCCATGAGTAGGTTTCATCGACACCAACTTGACTATAAGTATTGATACTTTTAACCAGATACGCTTTTCCGTGAAAGGTAACTTTGGCGTCAAGCCACGTATCGTCAATTACTCGTCCTGGTTGATTAAAGGCGTAAATATAGATCGTGGCATTAGCGACCTTTTGACGTTGTGAACCACTACCGCTGTAGACTTCCCGTTCATCTACTCGAACATGCGCAATTGTTTCAGACTCAAGATAAACTTGCGTATCATAGTCATTCAATTCAGACTTTGAGACTTCAATCTGATGGATCAAAAAACTCTCATCGGGGTTATCAAGCATATGAAACCCCCGAATACAGTAAACCGGTCCCATATAACGCTTGCTTTGCATCTAGCGACAAAACGCTTGCTTCATCAGTTGTTGGCTTAGCAAATGATTTGTTAATTGATGTCCCACCAACAGATTGAGATACGCTCACGGGCTTATCAGCCACCGCCTGTGCTGTTGTAAGCTTACTTGTATACATATAGTTAATCTGAAACGCCATGGCTAATTTAAACGGCTCACGGCGCCACTTAACATCAGTCATTAAATCCGTTGTCAGATAGAATGACCGCGTCACGCGATTTAATTCAATCTCGGCACGTCTTTCGAGTTGATCATAATCATCAGGCACTGTCCCTAGATTTAATGCGTCATATTCCTCTTTACTTAAATACATAAAGACCTCCTAATGGGCTTCTCACCCCATCTGGAAACTATTCGGTTTCGTCAGTATTGTCTGGTTCTGGTTCAACCGTTTCGGCAGTCTCTTCCTCAACCAGTGCAATAATCGGTGACCCTTGAAGTCGTTCGTCACGACCGTCATTGTTATCTCCAAGTAAATCATTAATTCGTGACTTTGGTGTGCTTACTGGCATTAAGTCACCTTGCTTACGAATAACTCCATTCGCTTTTGCATCAGCAAATTCTGGCACAATTACCTTATATCGATCAGTCATGTTTAACCTCCTTAGGCAGATGGTACTGTCGTAGATGCGACAAGCAAGGCATCGTTGTATATAGCCACACCATAATGTTCATCAGCGTTGAACTTCGTCACCTTATGATCCATATCACGACCAACTTCAGCAAAGATGTCACGCTTCAAGTATGTCTTCAAAGCACCAGGCTTAACCGCAACGAATTGGTTTTGTTCTAACTTCATTGAGCGAACAATTTCCCAGCCCAACAATTCACCGAACAATCCCTTAACCAAGATGTCATCACCAAGTTGTGTTGGTCGAGTCCAGTTTTGACCTGCCAACTTCCGCAACTTAGCAGCATCCTTGTAAGACACGAACAAAACACCAGTTGTTGAGATGTTGTTGTCTTCGATAGCATCGGGCGCATCAGTGAATGTCGCTTCCAACTTGTCGATCAAGTCCAAATCAATGTCCGCAGTGAGCTTCAATGGTGCCTTTAATGCTGTGGCAAGGATGTCATTGTCAATCTTTGAGGCAATGGCCATACGTACTTGACGTTGTCCTTCACCAACTGGATCACCCAAACCAGACAGGACGGCTTCATCGGTGATTTCAACACCCTTTGCTGCCTTTTTGATTGTCATCGTGCGCTTTGTTTGTTCCAACTTTGAATATTCAATTGCTGCGCCTTCAGCAACGTCATCCGCATCACCAATATACTTGTATGATGGGACAGTTAGTGTTGATCCGGGTACTCCAACCAAAGTTGTATCAATCGGTGCAATTGCACTGAACTTAATCGCCTTTGGCAGTTGCGCTTCAATCAAATCGGCCATTACCTCTGGGTCGATCAAGTTTGCTAATACTGTAGTTGTCATATTTAATTACCTCCTAATAGGGCTTGATATTCTGTCGGGTTGTTTGACTTCAAATCCGACAGTTCTTTGTAGGTATAATCCGCCAGCGCCTTTCCTGAACCACCAGGATTAGGGTTTGGATTACCACCATTTACAATTTTTGGCTTGACTGGGTCAGCCTGCGTTTCAAACAAGAACGGATTTTCAGCCTTCACTGCTTCGATTTGTTCAGATAGACCAGTAATCTTACCTTCCTTATCCAACTTGATCACATCACGATCTAATAACGCTGATACAGCCTTATCATTCAAAGCACCATTTTCTTTCAAAGCAAGCTTCAATTCATAGTCCACTTTTGTTTGTGAGACACGATTTTCTGCTTCTTGCTTGGCTGAGTCCAAGTCTGATTGCAATTGTTGCAACTGGGCTGTCAATTCTTCGTTGTTCCCTGCTGCCGCCTTTGCATCATTGAGTTTTGTTGTGACATCTTCAACCTGTGACTGATAACCATCACGTTCAGCAGTCAATGTTGACACTTGAGCGTTCAGGTCGTTCACTTCTTGACCATGCAACTTAAAAACGCTGTCGACTTGTTCCTTTGTCAAACCAATCGCAGTTAAATCTTCTGTTTTCATATACTTTCCTCAGGTGTTGTTACGGCAGTCACCCCTGCCATGGATTTTGTGCATGAAAAAAGAACGGTTTATTTGATAAACGGGGACATGTTCGGGTCCCCGTGGCTTAATTCTACAGCGTATTTTTCAACGCTTCAATTCGTTTCGCATCCTTGAACGCCTTTTCTCTCGAATAGTCACGGCTTAAGAAGTCATTACCAGGCTGATCAAGCAATTCCCTGATGCCACTTTGCAATGAACTTACACGTTGACGGTATTTATCGATTAAATCTTTGTCCTTTAGTAGTTTTGCCGCTGCCAGATGATACTTAGCATCACGAATTTCACGTTCAAATGCCCGCTGTTTTGCTTGCTCTTTACCATTGGCAATAGCATCTGCTGGTGACGGTATATCTTCATCAGGTAATTCATTCACACCGATAATAAATGGGGTCAGCACGTGGTGGCAATTAACGCCTAGTGTGCCACCCGCTTCGCCCCAGTCATGTTCATAGAGTGACGGTACGTAACCAATTTCGCTATTAAACCCTTTGGGCTGTTTGGTAACGATGTGTCCCTGAATTGGTGCGCATGCTGGTCGTGCTGCCTTATGCGAACTCATGTGGAATGTTGAGACGCCCATTTCATCGGCTGCTTGTGTCCGCATCATGTTGTATGTTTTATACGTTGTCGTTTGCATTAACATACGAGCATAGCTGTCAAAGCGCCAGTTACGCCCACCCTTGTCTTTAAAGGATGATGATATACCTTTGGCCAGTGCAAGCTCTACTGACTTAGAGAAAGCTTGCTGTGTACTCATAGCGCCAGTCGTTACATTAACAACGGCTTTAGTAATCATACGTCGATAAGCAATCATTGCTGGATTGACACCCAAATTCTTAGACAACAGACTTTCATTCACGAAGTTTGCTAGGTCTGCTGTTGTTTGTGCTGCAATCGCTTCAAGTGTTTGATGCACATCATTACTTGGTGTCGGCTGGTTTAAATCTTTAGCGAGTTGATCAGCAGTCTTTTGATATACTGTAATGCCCTCGTTGACCAGTATTTCGTCAATCAATTCGTCAGCAACACCAACTTGCTGTTTGATATAGGTGATATTTTCAGCATTCAGCATGTGCATGTCTTGCAACTTTTGTAACTGCCATACATACGGATTTTCTGCTAAATCAACCGCACCACGTTCAATCATGCGTTTAATCATACGTAGCATTAACTCTTGGGCAATTTCTTCGTACAAATCACCTAATAAAGATGCCCCTAACGTCATTTGATCATCGTTGTGTGGTATTTTCTTAGCCATAACTAATTACCAAACATACCAGCATCAACATTAGACAACGGTGGTTGCTGTTCTTGGTTAATTTCTGCGATCATCGTGTCTAATTCTTCATCACTCAAATCACGATACAACTTCTTCATCGCATAGCGCTTTGAAACTAGCCCCCCTGCAGCCGCTTGGCTCCAATAAGCGAGCTCACTTGTCTTATCCAAGAAAACACCGTCATCAAAGCTAACACGAACGTCATCTAATGTCGGTACGTCACCTTCGTAAAGACCAAATACCTTACCTAACTCCAAAATCGTCACGATTAACTCTTGTACAGCCCGCTCAACGTTATTGAGATGGCTGTTTCGTGTCCGATAAGTCATTGAGTTTTCACTCACAACTTCAGTAGCTGTCTTTAATCCTTGTCCGTCAAATGACAACGTCCCAACAGATAACCCGACCTGCATCTCAAGTGTCTTCAAGAATTGATTAATACTCGTGATGTAGTCGTCTGCACGAATTGGTGTGGTTAAGTCGGTGACTTTCATCTCATCAACACCCGCACCCATGCCAATGAAAACGTTCTGGTCCGCCTCGAATGTTTCTTGTCGTTCACCACCTTCAGACACCCGAACACTGATCATACCTTCAGGAACAGCCACGCGTCTTTGTCCCATTTTCAACTCCCAAAAGAATTGATCATAGGCGGTGTTAATTTGGTCAAGTGTTGGCCGCGCATTGTCGTAAATAGACAATCCAAGTGGGCTAGTAATATCCTTGTTGTTGAATCCAAACGGCTTGAGATAAATAAACATTGGTCGTGTCAGACCAGCAAGCGTCACGCTTGGCTCCAAGTCGTCATAGAGATTAGTCAATGGTACCTGAACACCAGTCACGTTCGCTTCATCTGACCGATACAACTCGTTATCAATGTGATACAAGCCATTGTCGTCCCAGTAGTGAAACTCTAGCAGCGTGTAGTAAGCATTATGCCCCTTTTCAACTTGTGTTGTTCTAGTAGCGATTGCTGCTTCACTCACATCATTCGTATTCGAACGCAGTGGAAAGAATACAGGCGCCTGAACATAGGCGATTTTAATCTCATCACCCGACACATAAGGTCTCATAGCTAAGCCACCCAAAGCCAACATGCTTTCAAGATAACGCTCAAACGACTTATTGAAATCATTTGCATCTAGCACATCATGTGCAAACTTGTCGGCATTATCGTTCCCTTCAATAGCAAATGTTGCCTTCTCGTTGAAAAGGATAGATGCCTGTTGTTGAACGACCACCTTAGCCACGTTCAAAGGTTGAAACGGACGGCTCTTTGATTGTCTTGATGTATTGTTGTATCTTACATCTGGATATTCACCCCTGAAATAAATCAAGTCTTTCTTGATACGTTCATACTCACCAGGTGACACATTAATTTTTGGGTGATCTAATACGCTATTCAGTGAACTTACAACGCCCATTTGTGCGCCTCCTATCTTAAACATTGTTTTAATTCTATCTAGTAGCTTCATGTAGCCTCCTAGTATTTGAGACCAAGCAACGCAGCATTATCAAGCACAAAGTATTGTGTCTGATCCACGGTGTGGTCATCTTCCTTGATTACTTTAGGGTCATCGGTGTTGATTGTCTTGTCATCGTATCGATAATCACGATGTTGCACGTACCATATCTCATTAGCTGGTGTCTTGAGATAATAAAAACGCCCACTCGCTACTAACGAATGAACGTAATCTATCATCTCTTGCTTTTTCTTTTTTGCTACTGGATGCCAACTAATACCGTAGTCCACAGCATACTGATTTTTTAATGCTGCTTCAGCACTATCTATCGTGCGCTTAATGACTTCAACATGTCCCCAACGTGGATCCTTGTTTTGTTTCACGATCCAGTCATACACCATCTTAGCTAATTGGCTAGGTGACTTCTTAAGTGTTTGGCCAGACGGTGAGTAGTACAACGTATCTAATAAGATGACGTTGTCCTTTTGCGTGATACCGTACAACGATACAGTAGTTGCTGACTGTGAATGTCCACCATCTAGTGAGTAAGCAACATAACGTAATGGATCGTCACTTGGTAATTCATCAAGTGGTTTAAACAAGTCGATATTATAAACATTGCTATCATAACCAACCGCTTCACCTAGATAGATGTAACGATAGTAATCATAGTCATTGTTCTTGATACGATTAATTTCATCAAGTATCTGACCACCATTAGCCTTTAGTAGCCCTAATTCATCGTCAAGATAACTTGAATAATCAACCAGATAATTTGGATCACCTCTCTTTTCTGCTACCCACCCATTAATCCAAGCATAGGGATTACGTGGTGGGTTGTACGACCAGTAGAATTTAACGTGTGGCACATCCTTTTGCTTTTGTCGCATGAATGTGATGTTTGTCTGGTCAAATTCTTCAGCGCTTTGGAATTCGGCTGATTCTTCATACCACACGGCAATAATGTCATTGATGTCATTTGACTTCAACTTCTGAAAGTCATCTGAACCATAGAAATAAAATGTTGAACCTGTTTGCTTATGAGTAATCTTAAACGGTGATACAGTAGCTGAAAAACGTCCCATCATACCAAACTTCTTCAAAGCCCACTGTATCTTTTGAAAGACTGAGTCACGTATTGTGTTCCCAACTTTTCTGATAACAACAATGTTAGCCTTGCGACCATGTACAATCTGATCAATCATCAAGCGTGCTAGTTTTAAGGCTACTACCGATGACTTGAACGAGTTGCGACCACCGTACAGGATGTTATACGGCTGTTTACCAACCCATACATCCTTAAAGTGAGGCTGTACCTCTTGCTGAATATTAATCGTTGGTGTCATCATCATCACCCCAACTGTCGACAATCACAATCTTTGCATCACTTGATACTCGATCATCGTTCATCAACCTTACTCTTGCCTCTGCCATGTCAGCATCAGCGGTCAACTTGCGAACCTGTTGTTCAACTAACTTGTCGTTACTTGGATAACGTTTCAATATCTCTTTCAAGGCTGCCAGACGCGTTTTAATATCGGCTTCTTTCTCAACCGTTTCTGCGCCCGACGTAGTGCCGACTACGACCGTTTCCATTAACTCCCCTCTAGCTATACTAGTAAGCAGTTCAACGGCTTCTGTGTAGCTCATAACACGTTCTGACGCTATTTTATCCATGCGCTCAGCTATGTATGACTTAATCATAGGTTTTGTTAAGTTTTCCGCACCAATTACCTGTGCAGTCTTCTTACTGTACCCCGCTTCAATTGCTGACTGCGTTGCGTTTCCGGTCTTGATATACACATCTGCAAACTTCTTTTGTTTTGGTGTTAATTTCATGTCATTGTGGCACCTCCTTTCAACGTTTTACTGCAAAATAAAAAGCGCTTATGCGCTTGGTTAATTATTCAAAATAATCTGATGCTCCCTGATTCATAATATTCTTTAACAAAATATACGCTGTAAATATCTTCTAAAATTTTTCCCGTTGATATAAGATAAACTACTCCGCTTATAAATAAAGGTATCGTAACCCAGGATAATCAAATCATTATTTTTGATTCAATAGGAATAAGGTATCCATTTATGCCAATCATAAATGATGTCAACAAAAAATCCAACCTGCTCATCCGTTTAAGATTTGCAAATTGAACTTATACATTTATATACAAACAATCACTATTAGATGTTGTCTTTTTAAATATTATTTGAAATTAAGTCATTAAATATATCTCGTTTTTCACCATTTGTGATGTTATCAAATGACACACTCTTAATCCAATTAATCAAATTACTATCTTGAACATTTTTTTCTTCCACAAATACGAAATAACCTGTTAAATACATGATATGTTGCATTTTTGTAATGTAATCTTGCAAATTATTATCGAAGATGAAATCTAAAGCCCTATTTAATCCATTTAATGTATCCTTGCTAATAGTTTCTAATTCATCTTTACTCAATCTGATTAACATGTTTTCTTTAGTGTCTGAAGGAATTGGGGCATAGTTTTTATTATGAACACCATTTTTTTGAGTTTTTTCAAATGCAGGATTCAAACTAGCAATAGGATAAGAAACATTTGATGAAAAAGGAGAAAACAATTCTTCAAATCCGTAGTCAGCAACCTTTTGTTTATAAATATTAATAAATTTTGTATACATATCAAAATCATGAACTTTGAACTTTGATAATGCTAGTTCAATCATTGTGACTCTACTTCCAGCGTTGTTAAGAACTTCGAACCATTCAATTTGCTCATTCTCAGTCATGTTACCCGCAATATGAACTGTATAACTATAACTTAATAATTTTGTTCTAACACTGATTGCTATAGGAAATAATTGGTTCGCTTCCGTTGAACTTAATTTATTATAGATATGTTCCTGTAGAACACTCTGTTGTTTATTAAGTAATATTCCAACAGGAATTTGATTTTCACGTAATTGCCCATTTATTTTCTTGAATTTGGCTTGTGTAAAATCTAAGACAATGTTATCAAACGTTTCATCGTTGGCATAAGCTTTATAATTTGTTGTCAATCTTTGTTGACCATCAACTACTGACATTTTTCCCTCATTCCCATCACCATCTATTAATTCACGAGTTACAAAGGATAGTTGTGGAACATCGTCATTAGAGCCAATTGCATTCAATGAGAGGGGTGCTACAGGAGCTTTCCCAAATAATTGATAATTAAATAGCGCTACTACCTTTTCGTCATTCCAACTTAATCCACGTTGGTACATAGGAATAGTTAGTTTTCCATCCTCGATAAGATTGCTCAATTCCGAAATCGTCATCGTTTGACTTTTTTTCGTGGGATTTAGGTCACTAGCAGCTTGGAGTTTACTGACATTAATTTTCATTTTGTTCTCTCTTTTCGTATTCTTTTCATATTTCATATAATACACCAAAAATGTAGCAGCGTCAATTTTTTTAGCAAAATAGGCTAAAAAAAGACTGTTTTAAAGAAGCTGCTACTTTTTTTATATTGTTAAAAATATTTTTTATCCTTTTTCATAAAAATGTAGCTGCTCGATTAAATTAAAGAATATCAACCCAGAACTTCAAATTGAGATCCATCTTCTTTTTCAAAGATAAATGTTGGGAATTCTGCTGACCCAGTCTGCATACAAAGTTCACATGTACCAAATTCGACATCTTCTTCAACTTCTGTTTGCACGTCAATCAATTTGATTTTCATAATTTTCTCCAATAAAAAAACACCCGTTAAGGTGTTAGTGTTTGTTACCTAAAACTCACGCATATGTTTTTGGTAATTAATATTCTTATTCTCAAACAGCTCAGTACGCGCCTTTTGACGCTGCAATGTTCCCCGTTTTTTTGGCATCTTTTTGTGTCGTGTATTTACTTCTGCCGATCGAGTGGACCGCCTAATAAGTCTCAAATCGTCTTCATTCATGATGTTCTCCAAATAAAAAAATCAAATGTGACTAAAATCTATTTTATCACAATTTCTTTGGTTATGTACGACCGGCAGGCAAGCTGGTCATTAAGTTGTGTTTGCGTTTCCGCAACGACAGGACAGGGAGTCGCACCCTGTAACCGATATTTCTAACCCAAAACGACTCAAATTCTGGGGCGCTCTTGCGCAACCTGCCAAAGACGTAGTGAGGATTTGCACCCCACAGTTTTAAGACTTTCGATTGTTCTAGTTGTCTTGCTTTACCTTTTCCGCCACACGTCTCGTTTTTATGCACCGGTGCAGTGCAATGTGAATGATCAGGACTCGAACCTGACGCGTTGCCATACATTCACCCCAGAGTTTACCTAACTAGTATGGAGTCGCTTTCAAATGAAGTCGCAACTCAGATAAAATCTGTATCGTATTATACCACCTCGTCAGGCGAATGGTCACACACAGAATTGAACTGCAATCTCTGGGACTTCACTCCAGCGCTCTACCATTTGAGCTATATGACCAAATTTGGGTGCTGGCTCACTCTGTACCGGTGTCTTACTAACCAGCTCCCAAATATGCTTTTAGGGATGAGCAATCACCCGCTTTGTTTAATCTTTCGATAATACTAATTTACACCTGTTTTTATGTATAAAAAGCCATAAAACAGCTCGTAATATACATCTGTCTATAATACTGCTCCTAAAATGTGCTTAACCTCCACCCGCCAAGACTTCGCAGTGCTTTCTCCGATGTGAAATTGCTGCGCTACCTTTACCCACGTGACAGACTTGCTTGCATAATAATACGCAACTACTTTCTGCTTGTCAGGTTCAAATGTCGCTATCCAGCGTTTGACATCTTCCTTTTGCTTAATTAGCATCTGCAGTGTCTTGTCGCTTTCCAAGCGTATCATCATATCGTCTAATGGTCGTGCGTGTTTATTTAACGCTTTACCACCGCCGATATTTTCGTCAACCGGCCCGCGATCGTTTCGCAATTCGTACTCACGTTGTCTAATTTTTAAATCGAGACGACCAGAAAAGTAGTCTCTCAAAATACTATCTATCCTATCTGCCATGATCGCCTTTCTTACATTGCGTTATAACCCACCTAATTTATCGTATAACGCGTTTTAATAACACAGTTGTGTAAATATGTCACTTGTGATTAAAGTGGTCTAAACAGACTTTAAGAACTGATACGAATCCAACCATTGTAATTGCTAGTTGCAAAACGCCTCGTAAGTTATTTCCGATTTCAATCATTGTTTAACCTCAACAAATTCTGTACTCGGAAGTGATAAAAATGCGGTTGTTGGTAGCGCTTTGTTATATTTAACTACCTTTAACTTTTTCCCATCAATTTCGTGAATGCTATCAATTGGGTACTTCACTTGCATTTCACCATAACTCATCATAAATTCTTTTCTAATCATCTCTCACACCTCGTCTTCTAACAAAACCGGCAACAAACCGATAGCTTGACCACCGTATCGTTTAGCTGTATCAAAAACATATTCCTTTGAAAACCAAAATGCCTCTCTTACTTGTAACGTAATTTTGTATTTTGATGCAGATAAAATTGACGCATTATGATCTTTTGTTAGATATCCGTTACCGATTTTTACAACATATGCAACATATTCACTCATCTCTACACCTCCACTGGTGTTGCTCGACCCATCTTAAACACTTGCGTCTTCAACTTAGGCATGTGGAACATCTGCGTGTTCGCATTAGCCACTGCGTCTTCTAAGTTGCTGTAACTTGAGCCTGACGTCTCCCATGGATCGTTGTCTGAATAGCGATATCCGACAATGAATACTTGCTTATCTACTACTTTCATTTTTTACCTCCAACAGCACAGCCTCATTCAGCGGGTTGACCCACTTTTCGGCTTCTTCTTGGGTGTCAAAACTCATGGCGTCCGACTTCTCGAAAGTGTTTTGCACAACCACGCCATTCCGGTCAATTTTAGAATACGTGTATTCGCCCCGCATAAACCCTTTGCTGCGCACGAACCACCTTTTCTTGCATTCATTCGCTGTTTCTTCAACCAGTCGCACAACTCTATAATCATTGGGGTATGTTGTAGATAATGATCGCGTATGAAACAGCGTAGCAGCTGACCTTGCAGCGTTTTTTGAGTTATACGCCATAATTATGCTGCCGTCAGTCCGTACAACTGCCCATGCTTCAATTTTGTTTGTCATTTTGTCCCCTCCAATAGTTCTGGGTTTTCATGGATATTTCCGACTACTTCGTATGAATCTTCTTGTGGCTTTGTAATTGTTGTGATAAAGCCGTCAAGATTGATTGCAAACCGCGATTTTTCTTCTTGCCAGAAAATAACACCATTTGTTTCATCAAATCTCATTTGTTGGCAAACAATATCGCCTTCATAGATTTCAACGCCATTTTTGTCTTTTAAGCCGGTGTATTGTTCTAAAACCCATTCACCTTTTAAGTCTCCGTTGATGTTTGAATAATCAACAGCACACTCCACACCACGCGGACCAAAATCAATCGTTTTGACGTTAATCATTTCATTTGAGAACTTATCCCATGCTCGAAATTTAATCTCTCGCATAGTCATTCCCCGACCTTCCCATAGTCCCCAACCACGATCGCTTTCTTATCTGGGGCTGTGAGAGATAATGTACCGTTCAGCTTTTCAGCCTGTGCATTCGCTCCCTCAAACGTATCGAACGTTTCAATTGTGTGTCCGTCAATTCTCACGTCATATTTCATGTGTTGCCTCCATCTCATAAATTTCAAGTCGCGGATTCAACTTATCAAGATAAAAATCATGATCAAACCCGCCGATATTTTTAACATTATCATTTTCCAAGAATGCTTGGCCGTGTAACTTAGCTGTTAGCATGCCGTCAAAGATGAACTTTTGTGTAAACGTCCAGTTGTCTGGGTCAATTCTGCGGTCTGGCAAGTACCAGTCGAATTTCAGTTTAGTTGGCCATGTGAACATCACACCGTCAACCATCGACTGTAGGAACACGCTACGTGTATAAGCTGTACCAACTCGCTTTAACTTAGCGCCTAGATACCTATTCTTACGTTCTGCTTCAATATACTTGTTCAACGTCAACGGCCGTAATTGCGTTAAATCTAGCGTGATTTTGTTCATTCCATCTTCCTGCCATTAAATCCGTAGTTTGAAAGTTCAATACTGCTGTATCTTCCGGCCTTATGCGTTGGCATCATGGCTTGGCGCCTGATGTTTAGTTCAGCGGAAGAAATCTGCGCTAGTTTGTTACGGCCGTTTTGTCGTTCCCGATAAAAATAACCAACGATTTCGCGATTGTCGTACGTATAATCATTTTGATAGCCGTTTAGATAACTGGCTGTTTCTTTGGGTGTGTAACCTCTAGCGCGCATGTCTTCAATAATTTCAATAATCTCATCGCGATATTTTTGCATTCGGTTATTGATTCTACCGTCTGGCAGTACACCGTCTTCATCAATGCGTTCTAGTTCGCGCTTTACCAAAAGTTCGCGAAAGCACTTAATCGCTTTGTCACTCATATAGCCATATTTTGCTTCAAAGTATTCCAGTCCTCCGGACTTGTAAGATATTAAATCCATAGTTACTCTCCCTTTCCACCAAAGCGTCTGCCTCGGCTTTCTAATTCCTTGATAATCTCCGGCGTCACTCGCACACCGTTGACGTGATACTTTGCTTTAAATGCGTTTAATCCAATTTTGTGAAGCTCCATGTGATGCGTGTGGCTTAGGCTAAATACCGTGTTGCCGATGTTGCTGATTTTGTCACGATCACGTCCCATTCCGACAGCGTGTTCGCCATGAGCCATCTCAACTGGTCGTGAACCGTCAATGACATCAAAGCCTTCCATCAATGCCCGATACTCCCAATGCGCTATCTCTTCTGGTTCTAGTGCATCCAGTGGCATAAAACTTAGTGGCACGTTATGATCAGCTACAAAGTCCAACATGAACGTGATCAAGCCGGCTGCTACTGATTTCTCGACATCACGTAACGAAAACGCATCTAATTCTTGCCAATATTCATACGAGAGTTTGAACCATTGTTTGACAAATTCTGGTGCATCGCCTGACCACTTTGAAATATCATTGAACATTGCGTAAATGAACCGTCGTTGCTTAGCGCTGATTTCACGATCATCTCTCACTTGGATTTCAACCAACGTTTGATTAAACAGATTGAATGTCGACTGAAATTTATTCGCGTCTTCTTCATCACGGAACCTGAAAGTGATGTCTCGTCCATCTTTCTTGATCGGGTATGCCTGAAATTCTTTCATGGCGGTACCTTCTTAGAACGGTAGTTGTGAGTCATCAAATGCCATTTTGCCGTTATCGCTATTTGCAAATGGATCAGCCGGTTGTTGTTGGGCATTTTGACTATCACCTTTCTTTTCCAGAAGGCTAAAGTTGTCAACCACAACCTCGGTAACGTAGACACGTTGCCCTTGGTTGTTCTCATAGTTTCGTGTTTGTAGCCGACCTTCAATACCAACCAGCGAACCTTTATGAACGAAGTTGGCGAAATTTTCAGCTGGTTTACGCCAGATGATAGCATTCACGAAGTCTGAACTCCGTTCGCCATTTGCATCCTTAAATGGTCGTTGCACGGCCAATGAAAATGATCCAACAGCTGTCCCTGATTGTGTGTACTTCAAGTCAACATCACGTGTTAGGCGTCCAAGTAGGACTACTCGATTAATCATTTGCTTTTTCCTCTGCTTTCTTATGCCACTCAGTGACTTTTGCTAGTAATGGTTTGTAATTCTCTTCTGTCACAAACTTCAGTGCCGAAACGTTTGCTGCCTTTAGCGTAAACGTCATCATGTCTTGTCCGCTAAGTTGTGATGTATCGGCGATTAGTTTTTCCAGCAATGTTACTTTTTCTTGTGAGATTGTCTTAGGCGTGGCCGGCTTGCGATTTGAGCCACTTGCGCCATTACCATCATCATCGACATCGCTTGCTATCCCAAATGCCATAGATAGGCTATAACGTCTTGCATACGTCAAGGCTGACCCCTCTGCTTGCGCTGAGTTTGTCCCACGGTTACCTAAATCGTCAGCAACTTTTGACCCCTTTAAGTCAAGCGTTGTATCGTACCCAATAATTCGAGTGATCATGTGGTCGTCTTCCACAACATTTGTGAAGAAGAACTTTGCGCCAGATGCCTTACGCGCTTTAACAATTGCGTTGATAACTGCATCCAATGTCACGTAGCTCGCTTTGAACATTGGGTTACTAGCATCTTTTTTTGGTTGCTCAATATTGTTCTGTGTTTCAGCGAGTGCTTCGTATAGATTGCTAAATTCGGTCATTTTTCACCCCTGAACGCAATACCGTTCGCTTTCATGTAGTCCGCTAAACCGTTAAGTTGCTTGCTGGTCGCACCGATAATATAGAGTGTGCGGTCGTATGTCTTTTCAACAACTGGTTGTGGTACCTGGACGACTTCACCATTTTCATCAACTAGTTTGTCGCCGACTTGCTGTGCATTTTCTGCACGTGCTTGTTCTGCCTTTGCTACTGCTTCGATGTGGGCTTGCTCGGCAGCAAGACGCGCTTCTTCTCGTGCTTTCTTGATTGCGTCATCACGGTTCATCTGCGCTTTGATGTCTGCGAAGTCTCTTAGACCCAACATTGAGAGATATGGTGTTGGATCAATTCCTAATCCACTTGCTTCAATCTCAATCTGATTAGTCTGCAGTGCTAACAATTCATCATCTTTTTTAAGCTGAACAATTTGAGCATCAATTTCTTTGATCATATCGTTTCGGCTATATGTCTTATTGAGCCACTTCTCATTGAATTGAATGCGGGCCCAATCAACGCCTTGATCGTTAGCAAGTACCGTCACATCATTCATCACAACTGCCCTGCGACGTTCCTTGCGTTCATTCTCGACTGGTAGCATCTGATCCTTCATCAAGTCAGATGCCGCTTTACCAGCCTTTTCAATCAACATCATCTTTGGCTTAATCTCAGCCCAGTTACCCAATAATTCCTTTTCAATCTTTTTGCGTTGGTCAGCAATATCCTTAACGGTTGCATTCAACACTGATCGCTGTTGCTTTGCCGTATCGTAACTTTCTTCTGACACTGGAAATTCACGATACTTGGCTAACATCTTATCGGCATTTGCTACTAATTCATCAAGATTTGGTGCTTCAATAACTGCTGGTGTTAACTTTGTTACTTGTAGGTTGCTAACCACTACATCATTTGTCATTTGCTATTCTCCGTTTTCCTTGTTAGAATTACGGTATAAATTACCCTGATAAGTATTTATACCTACGTCTGACGGTTGCGCCCGTTAGGCGTTTTTTTCTGCTCTCATATCAATCAATGTCTGAATTGATACTGGTGATGCTTCCCACACTGACTTGATTGTAAAATCTGATGTTTGCTCTACGTACTTCATCATCTCTATAAGCCCACCATTTGCCTTTAGACGTGCGCCTAACTCTTGGACATCTATTTGTACATAACTGCGTCCCCCGTCCGTTGTGCGAACTCCCAGTGCCTTTAAACTGATAGCTGACTTAACATACTCTCCTATCCATTTATCCATAGCTTATCCTTTTAGGAATTTAGGTACTACGGCTTCACGTTTCTGTCTGCCATAGCCATTCGTCTGACGTACCTCTGGTGTGAAGTCATATTCATCTTCCCAACCAGCCTGATGAAACCAAGTCGAACCCTGCTTAATGAATTGCTGTGGTGTCTGTTTAGCTTTGATCTGTTTCAAATACTCCTCAAGTTTTGATTTAATCAATTCAGGATCGATACCAGATTTAACTGCCTTATCAAAATCTTTCTTGGCATTCGCTTTACCTGATTTCTTTGGATAGAGTTTCCAAATGGTTTCAAACATTTGATCACGTTCTGATTTTTGAATACTCTTGCTGTCGGGTTCTTCAGAACCGGACAATATATCTTTTCTATCCTTACCTAACCTATTCTTACCTAACCTTACCTGTGTCAACGTGTCGTCTACGAGCCGTGGACGTTCCGTCAACGTGACATATTTTTGATTTTCGTATTGCCCAGAATCATTGATTTGAAGCTGTTCTAACTCGTTTGGATACATCGTTTTGTTATATGTATCTTTCCGAATGTAGTTATGAACTAGCCAATCTTTTATGACAACAACCCCTGTTTCAAACGGGAAAATAAACTGCTTGGCTGTTAGTAATTTCAGATCATCTTCACTTGATCCAATCATTCTTTGAATTGTTTTCGTGTTATCTATGAATCCGTCATCATCAGCATGCATATTCAGGTGAAAATACAATGCTTGAGAAGATAACGGCATATCTAGAAACGTATCTGTGTCAGTAACTTTTTTACTGAACATTCTCCTCTGTGCCACTTACGCTCTCATCTCCTTTTCTAAACTTTCAACACGTCGCTTAAGCGTTCGTGTCCAGTTTGTCATTTCACGAATTGTGTCTTTTCGTAACTTTCCGTCAATTGACAAACTTGTATTTGTCTTGAACAATTTCAGTTCAATTTCTGCTTTAGCAAGATCGCCTTTGACGTTTGCTAACATTAGGTCGTAATTAACGTTCATCTGATCTCCCTACAAGATAGTCAATTGATACATCGAAGTAATCTGCTATCGTAATTAATCGCTTTAGACTTGGCAAGACAACGCCACGTTCATATCTTGATATTTCTTGTGCGTCGAAGTCTAACTCAACGGATAGATCAAGCTGTGTCTCAGCGTTTTCAAACCGTAGCTCTCTTAATCTCTTCATTAGTCCACCACCGTTCTAATTGGTTGTGAACTAACTTCATCCAGCATGGTTTGTAGTTGCTTAATCTTCAATTCAATCAAGTCGATGTTGTCTTGCCATGCGGACTGTGCATCTTCATGTGAATCAAACTCACACGTTTCTTTCGTGAAGTCTAATTCACTTACCAAATCCAGATGCCAAGTTACATTTTGATATGCTGCATCAGGCTTATAAAATTCCACTGCGTCACTTACGCTCATGACGTTCCTCGTCTTTCCGCATTTGATAGCCAACACTGAAGCTAAGAAATGCTACTGCGATGGTAAATGCTACCAAGCCAAAAACTTGCGTTACCCAAAGTCCCATGCGTTACCTCCCTGACTTTTTATCAAGCCAATACTGAATCCGTGTCCCCCAGTACATCACAGCATTACCTGTGTTGATGTACGGTTTTGGAAATGATTTGTCGTGACGAATATGCTTATCGAATGTGGCTCGAGCAATATTGAGATGGTCTTTATCAACTATCTCGCCGATGTTATAACCACGGCTGTCGAATGTCGCCATATGTTTCCTCCTATGCCGGTTGATCCTGTTCGATTACTGGTAGATAGCCGTTAGTTTTCAATAAGTTGTAGATGCCCAAGCGACCTTTTTGTGTCCACTTCGTATTCATCACCATCTTTTTTGAGCCATCTTTTCGCACAACTGCATGTGTTTCTGATTGCGTCCAACCCTTTGTTTGGTGCTTTGCATAAAGTAACCACACGCCAGATTGGTTGTATTGAACACCTAGGTTATGCAACAACTTGTTCATTGCTAGTCCACTCATACCATAATCTTTCGCAATAAACGTAATTGAAACCAATGTTTTGTTGGCAAGGACTAAGTCTGTGTAGTCTGCTTTAGGTTTGAGTTCATTATTCTGTTGAAGAAGAACTGAATTTTCTTGCGCTAACAAAAGCTTTGCTTGTCGCTCTTGTTTTAAATCAGTCGCCAATCGAATGATTGTATCTGGATTTGTTAAGACTTCTTCAATCGTCTGATCAGTCATGTATGTTCCGTGCTGACGAATTGCTGGCAACACTTCAGACGTTACCCAATCTTGAAACTTTTCAGCTTGTGCGCTATTCGCTTTGATCGCTAATTTGTAAAGTTGTGGTTCGGTGATGAAGTCCCCGCGTTTTACGAGTTGTCCAGAAGTGGACAACCCCAGATATTCATTAACTCGTTCCCAACGGACATATTGTTGACCCTTAGATGTCTTGATAAGTCCAATTCCAAACGCTGCTGACTCCGCATCGAACAATGCTTGTCCGTTTTCTTCTTTGACTTTAAGGTTGTCAAACACTTGTACTTCTAATGACATATTTTCTCCTTATATATCCTGAATATTTAACAACTTTCGTGCCTTCTCACGAATTTCACGTGATGACTTATTGACTGCGAATGTGTTAATTGCCAAACTGAGTGATGCTTCGGTTACACCGATGGCTTCGGCCAAATCGCGTTGTGTCATATCTCGTTCAAAGAGTTCGTCTTTGATGCTTTTTTTGAACTCTTTTGCAGCATCGACAATCATTTGTTCTGTCATAGCATCTCCTTTCTGTATAAAACTTATTAAGTTCTATATAATTAGTTGTAAGTTTTTGTTTACTTTATGAAAGTTTCGTACTATAATGACATAGTAAAGACGCATAACAAATTCCTTTTTCTACTTTATCTACCCGCCAAGATTGATAATTCGTAGGTGTTTTTGTTTTGCTTTAAACTTAATAACTAACTTACAAGAATTAGTATATATGATAGTTTCATACTTGTCAACATATTATATGATACTTTCGTACTTTCTTGTCGACGAACAGGGGAAACCGTTGATATGACTATACTTAATAGAACAAAAGAAGTTGCAAAGCTTCGGGGAATTTCATTAACAGACACTGCAATTAAAGCCGGACTTGCTGAGAAATCAATTTATTCTTGGGATCGAAGTACACCAAAGGCAGATAATCTTCAAAAGGTTGCAGATGTTCTCCATGTCTCTACTGATTATCTTTTAGGGCGTACAGACATTATGAACCCCACTTCATCTGATGATCTTACTGAAGCGCAAAAAGAAGTCGCTTATTTTATCGACCCTTCAGCCACAAGAGAAGATATTGAACAAATAAAACAGCTGGTTGAAATTGCTAAACTTTCAAAGCGTAGATTATGAGGCCGATCATGTATGACAGAAATAGAAATGTACATCGACAAGTTTCCGGACTATAAGTTTTATGGAATCGAAGTTGAACACCCGCTTTATTTTGGTGAGGTAAATAAAATTGGAGATGACGTAATTATCTTCATTAATATCCTACAGCCAGAATGGCGACAAATTCAAACAATCAGACATGAAGCTGGTCATGCTGAATTTAATATGTACGGAGATGAAAGACGTTGGTCATCTCAAACTATGATTGCCGAAAAACAAGCTGAATATGTTTCAAAGCATTTTGTAATATAATTAGCCTATGTGATAAGCAACCACATTAAAAGGCTAAGGAGAGTTTTTTATGGCGAAGAAGATTGTTGATGAGAACGGTAATGTTTACGTTCAGAAGAAACCGTTTTATAAGCGTGTTTGGTTCATCATTTTAGCGGTTATTGTTGTGATTGCCACCCTAAGTAACATGGGCGGTGGTAGCGACAGTGCTAAAACGAACTCAACTGATAACCAAACCACAACTAGCACCCAAAGCAGTCAAGAAGCAACAAGCAGTTCAAGCGAAAAGCCAAAGGTTTCTGCAGAATTCACAGCTGCATTAGCAAAAGCTAACTCATACGCCAATACTATGAGTATGTCAAAAGCCGGCGTATATGATCAACTAACTTCACAAGCTGGTGAAAAGTTCCCTGCTGATGCTGCACAATATGCGATAGATAACATGAAAGCCGACTTCAACAAAAATGCTCTCAACAAGGCCAAGTCTTATCAAAGCCAAATGCAAATGTCTACAGATGCAATTCGAGATCAGCTCACATCAGAAGCTGGTGAGAAATTCACACCTGAAGAAGCAAACTACGCAATCCAACACTTGAATGATTAACACATGCCCTTTTGGGCGTACATAATAGACAATGAAGTCTCTAAAATAAGACAACAAAAAACACACCCCCGTCCGGCCAGACATCGGGTGTGCTAAATCACTAAACGCACGGGGCGTTCTGTATAATTATAACAGATAAACGCCCCCTTTTTAAAGGAGGCTTTTTATATGGCATCGATTTACAAACGTGGTAACGGCTGGACTGCTAGTGTGTCTATTCCAGTAAATGGCATATACAAGAAGAAAACCAAGTCAGGGTTTAAAACAAAGACCGCTGCCAACAAATGGGCTACCGATGCGGAAAGTCAGAAAAATAATAACGAACTGATACTCACTAGCCCTATTTTCGTTAAAGCGTTTGAAGAATGGTATCTTGTGTTTAAAGAGCCACGATTAGAAACCGCAACAAAGCAATGGTATAAACGTACCCTGTCGCTTTTAACTGAAAAATGGCAAGATAAGAAAATTACTGACATCACCTCACGAGATTTCCAAAAGTTAATTAATGAGTATGGTGAAAATCACGTCAAGTCTTCGGTGGCTCATATAAAGAACATTACTAGCGCCTTTGTAAGGTATGCCCTTGACGAAGACTTGTTAAAAAAAGACTTCACCAGAAACGTTAGCACCCACTCTATTGTCAAAAGCAAAGATAAACAACTCAAATTCCTAGAAATCGATGAAATGAATCAACTGATTGCAGATATAAAAGATAATGAAGCTGTGACAAGTAGAATGATATTCACTTCCATATTTTCAGGTATGCGGTTTTCAGAAGTGGCCGGACTGACGAAAGATGATTTCGATTTCGAGAACAATACAATAAACGTCAACAAATCTTGGCAAATACATGATCAAGAATTTAAAGAGCCGAAAACTAAGACATCAAACAGAATTATTACAATGCCTAAAAACTTCATGGAGATAGCTAAAAACTGGGACTTTGGAGAAAAATTTGCATTCGAAGGAGAAAATGGAACGCCCCCTAGCGACAACGCTGCTAACAAACAACTACGACGATATTTGGAAAAACGCGGAAGTAAAATTATCACATTTCACGGTTTGCGTCATACACATGCCAGTTTTCTATTAGCACAGGATATCTCAATTCAATACGTTAGTGAGCGATTAGGACACGCTGACGTTAATATTACACTAAACACCTATGCGCATCTTCTTGATCGTAAACGTAACGAAGAAGGAGATAAAACAGATAAGTTGTTGTTCAACACGCTAAAATGATTTGCTACACATTTGCTACAAGCATCTCCAAACTGTTGATACACCAACGTCTAACACTCCCCCTCAACGCATTTTCACCGCTTTACCACAATTGTTGGTAGAGCGGTTTTTTGTTGTGCAAAACCTTGTTATGTAAGGGTTTTAGGTTGTTTGGAGTTTTTGTTAATTTTCACTATTTTTTGAGTTTATAGCTACAAAATGGCTACACAAAAACCAGCAAATAATACGCTGGTTTTTCTACTATATTATAATTATATATATTTTAAAAACCAAACTAACATATCTGTTAGTTTGGTTTCTTTTTTATTCTTATCACCAATTGTGTAAATAAAAAAGCTCACCGTAGTGAGCTTTTACTGATTAACCTTTAACGATATTAGTGGCTTGCAAACCGCGATCGCCATTTTCAACATCGAAAGTCACTGATTGACCTTCATCAAGTGTCTTGAAGCCATCGCTTTGAATAGCTGAGAAGTGGGCGAAGACATCATCACCATTTTCACGTGTGATAAATCCAAAACCCTTATCGCCATTAAACCACTTTACTGTGCCTGTTTCCAT